ACAGTTTGTAGTGTCTGCCAACCTCAGGGACACACCCCGCCTTAACAGGCTGCCTGCCGCCCGTGGTCCGTCCTTTTTAGGAGGGATCATGGAAACGGAAGGATAGATTCTGCTTCGTGAGAAGGGTATACCTGAGATAGCATCAAAGGACTATTTAGTAATAAATGGTGAGGAATTACAACCTCTTTCGTATTGCTTCTTAAGGAGTGGAGTTGTGTAGTAAATGCATAATTTAAATTAATTATAGTAATATAAACACAATGAAACAGTTTTCACCTTTACAAGTGAAGACTGCTTCGTCTATTTGGCAACGCGGTGTAAAATCCGCGCGCTCATTGGTGGGGTTGCTTGTAAGAGCAATTCCATTGATGATGGGTGCTAATTCCGCTGGTTGGGTAAAGGCTGCGTTTGTATTCGCGAGGTTCGTTGAGCGAATGGTACGTTACCAGGGACAGCGCGGTCTTGCTTTACACCTCAAGGCTGCAAATGTAATACTATTACGTTTTGTATCCGGAGAACCGTTGAGTAATGCCCGTTTAGCTGGTTCCGCAGTGTCATGTACTCATTCTGGGTTGCCACGACTGATTATAGGTAATCATCGGCTTCGTATTCTGCAGGGTGATGTTGGAGTCATACGATTCTGGCTTGGTCTATTTACCCTTTACCGGGTCTTAGATTTTCGCGGAAAAGTTTCCTTCAATAGCATTGTCGGTCCGGGCAAGTATATTTCTGTTTCCTTCATGCAGGAGTGGATCAGGTTCATCCCCTGGTTTGTTTCTGAGGTGATACGACTCGGAGGTAGAAAGTTCCGGATCGACTTTGTCCCTCGGCAGTTTGGCGATGGGTGGAGGACGGGTATTCGTCACTATGATAAGGCCGTTGGCCATTATCCTCTAGAGGCTAGTGCCCGTACCCTACATCTTTATAAGCCCAAATATGTTGAGAAACTGTGGGGTTACGTAGTACGATTGATACCACTTATGAAGTCTGGTCCAAACTCCTCTAAGGGTTCGGTATCCGTATCGAACGTGGTTGAAGATATGGTAAGTTGGCTAACAAGGCCACAGTATCTTTGCCATTTAGTTACCTTAGTGTCTCTTACAGGTGCATGGAATCTCGTAGACAATCCTGCTTGGCGCGTGGCCCTTAACCGCCGCAACGAACTCCAGAAACCAAAAGTTTCTTTGAGTGGAGGCGAGGTTAAGACACAGCTAGATGGGATCGAAGATCTTGGGATACAGCCTAAGGGGATGCTAGGGCGGCTGTCCTTAGTTGAGGAACCTGGAAAGATGCGTGTCGTTGCCATGGTGGATTGTTTGACACAGTGGCTCCTGTATCCTCTTCATAGGTTCATTTTTGATAATATTCTACGAATTCTTCCTCAGGATGGGACATTTGATCAGCAGAAGCCCGTAAAACGGCTTCTGGGGTTGATGTCCGAGAAGGGATTATATGAGTGTTTTTCATATGACTTGTCAGCGGCTACAGATAGGCTTCCTGTGATCTTACAGGAGTTCCTCCTGGCGCAATTCACGTCGAGAGAGTTCGCTCACCATTGGAGAAACCTCCTCTCATCCCGTTACTATGCCATTCCGAAGTGGTGTAAGGACTTTATTCCAAAATGGAGTCCCCAAGCTATGCGTAAGTCTGGTGTGGTTCGGTATGCGGTTGGTCAACCGATGGGTGCCTACTCTTCTTGGGCTATGCTTGCGCTAGTTCATCATGCTATTGTTCAATTTGCGGCCAAACGAGCAAACGTAGTCGGCTGGTTTGACTTATATGCAGTTCTTGGTGACGACGTCGTGATTGGAAACCGCGCCGTCGCAACCGAGTATACCAAGGTGATGGAGGCCATTGGTGTAAATATTGGTTTCCATAAATCAATAATTTCCAAGAACCGCTCATTGGAGTTCGCCAAGCGTTTCTACTATAAGGGAGTAGAGGTAACGCCTCTTCCTCTTGTGGCAATTGCGGTTGGTTGGATTTCTCTGAATGGGGTTCCGGAGATCCTTCGGGATTCCCGGGACCGGGTTGGGAAGTTTCCATC